TAATGATTGAAGTTGTGGGGAATTATGTATAGTACAGTGTCCATCTATATAAGATGGAAAATTATTTAAAGATTTAATACTTGATTCTGTAATATGTAAATTACCATTAACTTTGTTAATTTTTACTGGTATTTCATTAATAGTACTTTTTATATATAATGTACCACCGATACCGCATAATATATCTATAGATTTATCATTATTTGTATTAATAACATAACCTCGACGTTTTAATGATTCTATAAAATCCTCAACACTATTTTTTGAAATATGAGTACCATTAACCATGATAATATTACCTACTGTAATATTGTCATTTATATACTTTAATACATGAGGTATCGGTAATGGATAAGATGAAGTATCTAATAATAATGCTCCACCTATGTGTTTAGGTATAATATCAAGATTTGATGTAGATATACTACAATCACCAGATACACTATTAACCTTAAATTGATACTTACTACCAACACTAAAATCGCCCGCTATACTATCTATAACAGGTAAATGTTTTAATTCTTCCTTAGAGAAATATTGAGTGAGTAGCGTATCTGATGGTATTGTTAAACTACCATTAATTGATATAGTATTATTACCTAAGTCTATAATATTACCACCTTTAGATACTAACATTTTTAATTTATCTGTAATACTCATATTATCAAATTTTAATCGCTTTATATAATATGTGAATAAATCTTTACCTTGATTTGTATATATGTATGTATTACCTGCACCCACACTACCGGTTTCTTTTCTAGCGAATACCACATCATTACCGTTTTTATCTACTCCAGATAATAAATAACTCCACGCTTTTCTGGTTGATACGGGTACGATATACAGATCATTAAATGTAATACCTGTAAGTTTAATCAATTCTTCTACATTATTAAGCGTACGAGATGATAATAAATCTGAATTCTTATTGAAATCTAACTTAAATGCTATATCATTCTTTAATGGATAGCTTTTACCGATCTTAATAGTATAACGCTTTATGTCATAATTTTGAGCAAAATCATATGGCTTTGAGTCTTTTTTAGCTCGAAGAAATAATTCTCTTATATGTGCATCTGATAACGATATTTCTTCTAGTATGATACTGATAATATCCTTATTCATATAAAATTAGCAGTATCCAAGTAATCTGCGACGTAAGCGTTCTCTATTTACTGCATCTTGATCAATTACAGGTTGAATATTTTCAACCATGATATTTTGAGAGACATTATTGAATTCAATTGGTTGTTCTGTGTTAACCTTTTCAGTGATATTAACTGTAGTATTCTGAACTTCTAATATCGGTTCAGTTACTTGTTCTGTGGTATTAACGATGGGTGTTTCTGTAATGATAGTTTTCTTAGGTCTTGCCATATTGTATACTTACTAGATTATAGTCTAGGGGATATTATAATCTTACATATCCACAATCTATAATATCACCACAACCTACACAATATCTATAATTTATAGATGAAATATTGCTATCTGTAGATATTATAGTACCAGCAAATTGATTAAATGTTACATTATTAGGGAGATATAATTTATATGGATCTGAAATTAATGTAATATTAGATAATTTAAATGCTATAGACTTATTAGATATTTTACCAGTAACTGGAGATAGTAGTGGATTAAATGATATTTCTGAATTATTAGTAAAGGATATAAATCTATTACCAGTAGTTGATGACTTAGTTGGTTTAGCGCTACCTATTATTTTAGGTAATAGAAACATAATCTTGGTCGGTACTAATTTAGTAAAAACATCTTTAGACACTTTACTGCTATGAAATAACCAATAAGTGTGTCCAACGGTATTGATATCATTAATTTTACGGTCAAATATCTTATCTATTGTTTCCCCGGCGTGTGTACCTATAATAGTATATGCTGTATTCATTATTTAAGTTGTTGATTTATGATATTATCTTTAGTTTAACCATTATCAACAAAAAAATCCCCGACACTTAAATGTCGGGGATTTGAATTTATTTACTGACTAATTATGTTATAGGTAAACACTTTGTTGACCTGGGGTAAAGGCGGTACCTAGACCCTTAACGATAATTACGTGGTAGTATAGATTAGCACCGAAGATGTGATCAACTACTCCGTATCGCGTCATAAGTCCTACGCGAGGTGCGAAGTCGTTCGGAGCTATTGTACGCTGTACCATAACAGGAATGTATGGGCAGTATACGATACCGGTATCATAGAACTCAGGTCCCTTATAGCCTAGTAATGCATACTCAAGATATGCAGAACGTTGACCGACTTGGTATTGAGCTTCTGTACGTGTATCACGGTAAACGGTGAAGCGACCACCTAGTGTACCGACCTTCGCAATACCGGTAGGAGCGGTATTGACGTTACCGTTAACAGGCATAAATGCGAATTCAGGTAACATTTCGAGGATCGAGCATACGCGAGGTGTAGCAACGATGAAGTTAGCAGCACCGCGACGATTACGAATAGCAATACGGTTTGCTTCAACAATGATCTTCTGGTAGAAATCACGATTACGCTCACCTAACCAGCGACCGTCAGCAGAAACCGGTGACCAGAAGCTGTAACCAGCGCCGACACCAGCCTTGAGAGCGATCTGAACCATACGCATGATCATTTCACGGTCGATTTCAGCCTGGATTTCATAACTCATTGCGTTAGTAAGCTCGTTATCGATATCAATACCGTTCATGTTCTTGATATCTTGCTCGAGCTCAACGCTCCAGCGAGCTGCTAGACGACGAGTACCGGCTTCAACTGCTGTCTTGAAGAAATCAAGGGTCATCTGCGGGATATTCGCAGTTAACTCGAAGTTCTTAAGAATATCAGCAACACCAGTATCACCGGCTACGAATTCGAAGTCTGAACCAGCACCGAGACCGGATAGAGCGTCAGATGAAGCACCAGTGAATGCAGAGTTGAGATAATTCCAACCAACTTCCTGACCGTCACTAACGGCGCGGTTACCTGGAGTAGCTCCATTAAGGGTTGATGAACCGTCATATTTGTAGTCGCCAAGCGCATCAGCTTCATACTTGAAGCGGAGAGCGAAAGCAAGTCCAACCGGACCTGACATAGGTTGTACACCGACTAGCTCATTTGTAATAAGCTCAGGGAATGTACGGCGAATCATCGGGATTAGAACTTTAGGTAGGCGAGCATCACCAGATGCATAGAAGTCATTGGAGAACTTACCACCCTGACCTGGGGTACCTTGTAGTGTAGCGCCGAATACACCACCGTCACCGGCGATATTGGCAGACTCAAAACAGTACTTTTCTTGATTTTCAAGAAGAATAGCTGTGCTAAGTTTTGTATGATCATTTTTGATCGGGCTGATTGAATCAGATGTATGCTCTAGAATAGGAGACCACTTCTTTAATAGTGTTTCTGCTCTTCCGCGGCTAATGAATTGCTCAGATGGTTTCATATGAGTTTGTTTGTAATATAATTATTTATTTTGTCTCTAACCTCAGGTACTCTTAGTACCTCAACTTGATATTAATATTTACCTTTCTGCAGCTTAAGATTTCATCTAAACATAAAAAAACCGCTCCAAATTATTTTGGAGCGGTTTTTTTGTTCGCTTATATTATAAACCTTTAAGGTATTCACTCATCATCGGGCTATTAGTAACTTCCCATTGCTTTGTTGACTCAGTAATTACCATATTTGTATCTACCTTATCAGCAACCTTAGATGCACTACTTCTAGCTTTATTTGTCTCAACTACTTCTTCGCTATCGAACATCTTACTTACATAATCAAAATTCTCATTGATAAATGTAGCATCTTTACCCTCAAACGCTTTCTTTACATAATTACGCTTTTTAAGTGGTAGTTTGACTGTTTTTTGTTCAAGTAATAGATCGGCTTCTTTTTGAGTGATTTTTTGTTTTAATTCTGTATTTTCTTTAATAACAGCATCTAATTGAGATTTTGATTCATCAATTTGCTTTTTACCATCAATCATAGCAGCCTTTACTTCACTGCTGACGTCACTCTCATTAATACCTACCAACGATCTAATTTGCTCGAGAATTTTAACAGCTCTGACGTTCTCTACAGCTTCATTAAGCTTAATTTCAGGTACAATTTCATTAAGTTTAGATTCAAGAAATGTATCAATTCTTGAATTTAAGGTATTGATATATTTTTCAGCTGATTCATTGAGTTGTGTGTTTAATTTAGATACCTTAGCATCATAGATACCTTTAACCTTAAGTAATTTAGCTGCATAAGATTCATCAACCCTATCAATTAACTTTTGTAGTTTATTGGTATAGTCGGTGTCCATCTTCTCCATAAGAGAAGTTAGCATCTGTGAATGTTTTTCATCTTGAGCTACAAGAGCTGCTTCTATCTGAAGTTTAGCTTTTTCGTCAGCCTTAGTGTTAACAGACTCTTCAATAGCTGTTAAAGTTTCAGCGGTAAGTAGATCTTTTGTAGCTTCTTTTAGAAGTTGTTTAATATCAGTTGCCATATGTTATATTTATTAAAATAGTTTTTCGGGTACCTTTGTCATGTTAATTTGCTGACGTATAGTTCTTAATGCTTTATCCGCTTTAAGACCTGGATATAGTTTACTTAGATCTCTCTCGAATGCAGCTATTAAACTATCTGCTTGTTTAGCCTTTTTTACTTTAAGGGGATCATTAGATCTAATCTGTTTACCTGCACTTCTAAGGGTTTCCATACCTCGTTGCACACCCTCCCCATCTTCATCATTCATTACTTGTGATAATGCTTTACCAGCAGAAGATACGCGAGTACCTACATTCTGAGCTTTAGCTTTTACACCAGACCAAGTACCGGAAGCTTTTGCGCGAAGTCTATCGAATAACCCTTCATCGACTCTTTGTAGTTTACGTTTTACTCGATTGCGTATTTTAGATTCTAATAAACATTCAAGAGTCTTGCTAGCATCACTATAGTTATTTTCAGTTAGCTGATGAAGAAGTTTATACTGTAGCGGTTTTGAGTTCTTATTCATGATATTATTTAAGTGTTTTTAGAAAGTTCATTACTTGTTCTCTCAAATATGCATCAATATCTTTACGTGGTAGCGTAGATATTGCTGATTCAAATGCGTCGTATGTTTCTTCTAGGGTACCATCAGCATTAACAACATATTGTTTAGATTCAAGTATACCGTTTACGAAGGCTTTAGGGTAGCTAGGATCAGCAACACAATCTACTGTCACCAATCTCATATTTTGTACACGATGACGACCCTCACATAACGGTACTAACTTACCGAGAGATCTACTAGACATACCTAACTTTACACCATCTAATATTAATGATCTTACTAATAATCCCATCGGTGATGATAATATTTTAGATTTACCTATAAATGAATTACCATCTTGTTTAAGCTCTAAAATCATATGGCAAGCACGCTCACTATTAATGGATGCTGATTGTGGATGCTCTAGTTCACCGAGAGA